GTTGAAAGTGTTATTTCGCCTGTTGATGCGTTTAAACTTAACCCTGAAGGTGTAGCAGTAAACGTACCACCAGCATCACCTGTTATTGTTGGTGTAGGGTTACTACCATTTTGTGCAAAGCTATCAGCAGAATAGCTAAAAGAAGCATCTGTACAGTTTGCTATTGATTTATAAGATGAACCCCATCCTATAGTATTATCACAAACACCAACACCCCAATTAGAACTTTCATATATTTTACCAAAACCTGACATATTCTTTTTTTATTTAAAATTTATAATACCCAACCTCCAAAATTAGCAACCGTATCTGGATCAATATCACCATTTGAATTACTATTGTATTCTGGGAATAAATTAGTATTGTAACAAATGTAATCTATGAAACGATTGGTGTAGTGCTGAGCCGTTGTGCGTGAATTTGAAATTAAGTAATCAACTCTATCTTTATCTAATGCAGTTGCGTTCTCAGGATTATGTGTATATATTCCACCATTAGTTATATTAACACCAGCATACGGTAAATATTCTACCATCGCCCAATAAATCAACATATCTTTAACGTAATCTTTTACTAAATTAAAATAGTTAGGATTTAACAACTCAGTTAGTTCACCATCTCTAATAAGCTTTTCAATCTTTTCGTATAAGTCCGTTCCTAAGTAGTTCTGTATATGTATATCTTGTGCCAAACGTATATAAGGTACAAATTTGTCTGGGTCTAAATTCCCATTTGCGCTTGTGAACGTTACTAAATCTTGTCGTGTTATGAATAATGCTTTTGCCATATCTTAATTTATTTGCCTTGTGGATTGCCTGGTAAAAAACCTTTATTTGGTAAATTTCTTGGTTGTATAGAAACCTGATAATCATTTCTTACTTTATATCCATCAATTTCTGCTGCTCTTGTTCCTATAATATCTTTTGATGTTTTAACATTTATTTTAGCTTTTTTACTTTTAAATGTTACTCTCCTCCAAGAATGGCGGCAGTTACCTCCGCCCTTAAAACGCCAAATACTGTAAAAATCTGAACCTTTCGGCCCCCATCCAGCATTTACAACTCTTTCTTCCATTCTTACAATATCTTCTTTTCTGTATAATTTATCAGCTTTTACCATAGCTTTACAAAATTCCCTTGCATTTGCTCCAACCCTTCTTGGGTAGTAATAGTATCTTACTTTAAAGTAATTTTCTTTCACTTTTTCATCTTGGTCGCTTTTAGCATTTGGAAAAGCCATTCCTGTAGAAACAAATTTTTCTTTTTTAGATAGTTTTGTATTATTTTTTTTAATGAGTTCATTAACTATTTCATCATATTTATCTTCATTATCATAGTCAACATCCATTTCATCTATAACTTCCCATAATTCAGGGTCTACATCTTCGCCTAATTCAATTAAATCTTTTGCAATTTCATTTCTAAATTCTTCTTTTTCTTTGCTTAGTTTAGATTTATTTATTATTTCTTCAATTTGTTCGTATTCATCTTCTTCTTTAAAATCTTGGTCTTCTACATCAATACCAGTTTCTTCTTCTATTACCTCAGCATCCATATCTTTATCTATTTCAATAAATTCTAATGGTTCTATAGTTTGGAAATATAAGTTCAATGAAATATCATTTACTGCAAACATTTCATCTAATGCATCAATTAATAATTCTTGGTAAGGTTTAATAACTACATTATCAAATAATAATGAAGCGTTTTTAATTTCGTCTGCATTTGATGAGAACCCATTAGCTGAGTTTAAACCGATTAAAATAGGTGAAGTAACCCTATGTGTTACCATTATTTTTTTCCCACATTCTTCGCTTAGATATTGATAGTGTGCTGGTGCATCATTCAATGGTACATCGTCAATAGTTGTTTTACTTTCAGCATCGTTGTTAAAAGCAATTATAACCTTTTCTCCGTAGCTTCCTGTAAGCTTATTCATTACATCATTCTTGATGTTAAGTTGTTTTTCACGATCAGGTACACCATTGTTAAAGTTTACTACTTTGGTTCCACTAAAACCGTTCTGACAATCGTTAATTAAATAATCTGCTATTTCTTTTTCTAAAGTAGCGTAGCTTATTTGATAGTCAGCTGGTGAGTAGTAGTAGTACCCTGTTACATATCTTCTAACAATAAATATTTCATTTTGTGCGCCTGAACCAAATACAGGAAATCTTTTTAGTGTAGTATTTCTTGTAACTTCTTTCCAATCAGCACTATAATAATATGCTTCAATATCTCCTTCTTCATTGCATTTTTCAGCTCTTAATGTTTCTCTTGGAAAATGTGTAATGCTTTTTATTTTATTACCTTGATACGTTACTTGAAATGCGCCTTCACCTAACAACTTTAAATCTTGGCAAACCCTTCTTAAATCTTTCTTTTTCAAGATTGATTTCATATTAGCGTATTCCTCAGGTTTTTTATGGCTATCAGTAGCATCTAAACCTTTTCCATAGATTCTATCTACAATACCGTTAATAACTGCATTGTTAGTAGTTGAATCCATAAATGCATCTATCAAACATTGATAGTAATCGTTGTTCTCACCAATGCCGATCCAATCCCTGTTCTTTTCTTCAGTAATAACTGGCCTTTGGTATTCGTTTAATTGTATTAAATGTAAATTATCCATTATGCGTAGATGTATTCATTATTTCCTGTTGACTTTTCAATATAAACATTTTTACTAATTTCAAAAGTAGAAAGTGTTTGATCCGTACAAAATATCTTGTCTTTAAATATTAAAGTTCCGTCTGTAGTGTTGTTTATCTCTATAGTGTAGAAATTAGCTTCTTCAAGAGCTTGCGTTGTGCTATAAGTGTAGTAATACTTAACTAAAGTAAAAGATGCGTTAGAGTCCGTTAAAATGACTTTATTCTGTTCTTCGCTTTTTATCTTTAATTCGTACACTTTAGCTCCGTCAATAGTTTCTCTTGGCATAAAATTAATTAATCTTGTTCCACTTTTAGTAATTATCTGCATTTTTTTTAATTTATTTTTAATAAAAAAAGGAGGGAAACAAATTTGTAACCCTCCCTTAGCCAACTAAACTATATATTGAATCACACTAAACTATGAAATTTGTGCCACTATTAACTATTCGTTCCTTGAACTATTGTAAATGTTCCTGACATTCCAGCAAAAGGATTTCCAGCTACTGCACTTTCAATAAATTGTGCTGGTAGTTTTTCCATTCCTGCAAATGTTAACGAATATCCTGAAAAATCACCATACGCTGCACCAGTTGCTATTGATCCACCTGTTACATCACAACCATATTCTACACCACACATAACGCAGTTCCCGTTGTTATCCTCAACCACTATATGTGGTCTTCCGTATGAAAGTAATTTAACCTCTTTATTGTCTTCTTTACTTAATTTTGGTAAAGATAAAGTTAAAGTTTGCTCAAAGAATGTTGTTCCATTATCTCTTGAAGAGTTAATAGCTTGTTCTAATGAGCTTGTTCCTTTAACATCATATTCGTAAACAGAAGCCGTTCCAGTCATATCAGAGATTTCATCACCTGAGTTAGTTGTTACTGTTCCTAAGTCACCAAAATTTATAAAGTAAATCTTAGTCACACCTCCTATTACGTCTTTACAAGGAACCTTACGTCCCAAACTGATATCACAAGCCATAATTGTTTTGTTTTTAATTAAAGGGGCTAATTAAAGCCCCATTAAAGGTTATTAATTAATTTATATTTTAGGTATAATAAGTTACTTCACCTAAAAGTCCGATTTGTACACCAGCTTTCCATCTTGCTACAAATCTTACATTTTGATCACCTAAAGTGTCAGCAGTATCAATTAATCTCAATTCAGATAAATCTCCAAGAACTCCACATCCGAAGAATAGGTTAGAAATTTGTGTACACATCATTTTATTTGCTGGCATACCCGGTGCTAAAAAGATTGGAATACCATCAAAAGTAAGACCACCACCATTATACCATTGTGACATCTTGTCATCAGTACCAGCAGAACCAGTTAAAGCAAAACCGCCGAGAGCTCTGATATAAGATTGAAATACTGCATTACCAACGTAAATTCTCAAATCTTCTTTATCTAAGATTGCAGGAGTGTTAGTAGCAACGTGATCAACCACTTTACCTAATTCCGTAATCACATTAGTTGCAGTAACATCAGTTCCAACTACAACAGCACCACCAGCTAAATCAGCTATGTTAGCACCAGCAATAGTAGTAAATCCATCAAACTCACCAGCGTTAGCATTAACACCAGCCCATATGTTAGTTTCTGTCTTAGCAGCAATTTTAGCAATGTACTGTTGTACAATAAAATCAGCAAATGATTTAGGTAATGTTTGGTTTGGTACAGAGTAACCCATTTCAGCTGATTGCCAAGATTGTGCGAATGTTTTTTTACATTCTGTTTTATTTACTTGAAACTCTTCTACTTCAAGTATTCTTTCTGTTAGTGTTAATGTACCAGCATCTGAATAATCACATCCAGCGTTTACTATTAAATCATCACCCATTACAGATTTTTGCATTACTTCCTTATAAGCAATGTTTGGTAGTATAGTTACACCACCATTGTCAAGAGTTTTCCCACTCAAAAGGGCTGCAGAAATATAAGCATTTTTAAATTCTCCAGCGTACGTAGTTGTCAAGCTTGTAGCCATTTTGTTTTTTTTTAATTATTAATTATTTAATTTTTCGTATATCCTTGATTGTAATGTTTTAGGATAATTAGTTTTATTTAATGTAAACTTAGGTTCATTAGATGCTTCAGGATTGTGTTTAACTGGTTCTGCAACTTCTGCTGAAAGTTCTACTTCTACATTTTCTTTAATTTCTTCTTTTACTTCTTCAGTTAATTCAGATTTAACTTCTTCAGTCATTTCTTCTTTAACATCTTCAGGTGAATCAAGCTTATCAGCTTTTAGATCAGCGATTGCGTCCTCTAAATTTTTGATACGCTTCTCCATTCCTTCCCAATCGTAAACTGCTGCTTCTTCAGCCATTTCTTCTTTGTCTTCTTTCATATCTTCTTCTTTTGCGGGTACATCATCAGATACGACTCTCATATCTGCAATAATTCCTTCTTCTTCA